TTGACGTTGCCGGCGGTCGAAACGACGCGCAGGTACCGACGCTTGCCGTGCAGGCGAACGAGGCCCACCTTCACGGTGTTGTCGTCCGCGTTCTCGACGGCGCTGTAGGTCGCACCGGTGATGTCGGTGTAGCCGCCACCCGACGCCGGGTCGTCCTGCACCTTGATCGCGAGGTCGGCGCTGTCGTTGAGCACACCGAAGTGCATGACCACCAGGGCGTACTCGTAGCCCAAGGCGTCGATCGCGGTGCCAGTCTGCCCCGCGGTGTAGCTGGCCGGGCTGATCCCCGGAAGAGCCTTTGCGATGGTTTTCGGATCGAGTTGCATGTGCTGGTCCTCCTGGGATCAGGTGGTGGCGAAGTTGTCGGCGGGGACGAAGCCCTTGCCCTGCTCCACGATCACGTCGTGGTCCATGAACGCCGTGACGGTCAGCACGTCCTTCGACTGGTTGGTGCCGACGTACCCGACCTTGAAGTCGAGGCCGCCCCAGTGCAGCGCGATGGCGGCGCTGAAGTCGCCGTACAGAAGGAACTCGTCGTTCGAGGCCTTGGCCGGGGTCGTCTGGTTGTATTCGAGGAACGGGAGGCCCATCAACGAGGTCAGACGGCCGCGGTCGTTGGTCGGGACGAGCTGGCGCCCGTCCGCGTCCTTGCAGTTGGCGATCTTGCGACCGACTTCGGCGCGAGACACCCAAGCCCAACGGCCGGCCGGGTTGTCGTAGAGGTTGATCGCCGGCGCGTACACCATCTCGCGCAGCTTGTCGGTCAGGGTCTGGCTCGCGCCCGTATAGGTGATGCCAGAGAAGTTGACCGCCGTGGTCAGGGTCGGCACGTTGGTGATGCCGCGCGGCTCCGACGCCGAGCCGGCGCCGAAGAAGATCGTGCGGTCCTCGCGCAAGGCCAGCTTGCGGCCGATCACCTGGCGCACGCGCGCCTCCATGGCGATCGCCGACTGCATCCGCATCCCGCGGGTCAGGCTGGTCTCAGCCCCCATGGTGTGCGGGCGAGCGTTGATCACCGAGTAGGTGTTCTCGCTCGCGGTCATCGCCTGCTCCGCCTCGGTGTCGATGTAGTAGGCGATCGTCCCGCCCTCATCGACGATCCAGGAGAAGTTGCCGCGCAGGCCGTCCATGCGGCGCACGCCGGCCTGGTAGGCCACGGCGTTGGCTTCCAGCTCGGGCACGATCGAATCGAACATGACCGTGCTCGGCACCAGGGCGCCACCGGCAGCGTCCGTGCCGATGTTCATGGCCGCCTTGGTGATCTGGTCGCTGCCGATCTGGTCGCGCAGCTGGCGGATGACCTCGGCTTCAAGGCCGTGGCTCTTCGCCTTCCAGGGGTTGAAGTTGAGGGCGTTCGGAGCCTGCTCGGCGATGCCAAGCTGGATAGCGCGCCACAGGCTGAACTTGCCGTCTTCGCCGTTCTTGGCGTACTCGATGCCCGGCATGGCCGCGCGGGCGGCCTCTTGCTTCGAGGCTTCGAGCTTGCTGATCAGGTCTTGCTGGGCCTTGATCTTGGCCTCCAGCTCGCCGCGCAGCTCCTGCGTGGCGGCGTCCTGGCGCTTGGCCAGGTTGGCTTCGAGGCCCTTCTCCAGGCCGTCGAGGCGCTTGTCGAGATCCTTGAGGATGTCGGTCACGATGCGTTCCTTCCGAGCCGTCGGGCTCGTTGATCGATGAGGTCGAGCAGTTGCCCCGCGTCGTATCCCCGGCCGGCATCCGACCCCCGAGCGTCCGCCCCTGCCGGGGCACTCAGGCGATCACCAAGCTGGGCCACAGCGCGCTCGATGCGCGCCAGCGACTCCGCGAGTTCTTCGGTGCGCTGAAGTGCGCGCTCCCAGGGCAGCTCCGGGCGCGGCACAGCCGAACGGCGCGCCGACATGCCCTCGAGCTGGCGCAGCAGCTCGCGCTCGGTCTGGAGCGCGCCGCGCACGTAGCTGTCCCCCTCCTCCTCCGTGATCACACCGGCGCCGATCGCCTGGCGGACCGAAAGCTGGAGCGCGTCCGGGTTCGCCGGCACGCTCACAAGGCTGATCTCGAGCAGCTCCTGGCGCAGGAACATCACCCCCCAGTCGCCAAGCCCGAGCTGCTGCCGGCGCGTCTTGTCGCTCACCGTGTCCACCTCGAGCGGCAAGAAACCGACCGACGTGGCCTTCAAAATCCCGGCCTTCGCCAGCTTGTAGCGGCTGTCCGCCACCGGCGACGCGCCCTCGGGGGCGAACGTGATGTCGCCCCAGAGCTTGCCGAACCCCAGGTCCTTCACGTGCTGCGGGCTGTTGCCGATCGGCTGGTCCGTGTCGTGGCCCCACAGCGCAATCGGGTTGCCCGAGAAGTTCGCCGTGTCCCAGCCGGCGACGCGGATGATGTCGCCCATCCGGTCCACCTTCTCCGTGCTCCAGACGTAGCGCAGCGTCCGAGACTCCTCGGAAACGACCTGCACCTCGTCCGCGTGGGCGCGGATGCACGTGCCGCCTTCCAGCTTGGCCTTGAGCACGGCCGCTTCGCCGGCCTCGCGGAAATGCCGCTCCGTCGCCACGCCGGCGCGGATCAGCAGCTTCAAGCGCTCAATGTCGTTCACTCTGCGGCCTCCGGGATGTAGGGCGCCAAGGCACAGCGGCAGTTCACGACCTCTTCCGCAGGCGCCGCCGGGTCGCCCGGGAAGCGCAGGTTCTGCGCGTACTCCTCTCCAGTCGGACGGACCAGCCCGTCGAGCTTCGCGTGGCTCTCGCGCGTAGCGTCGTCCGCAGCAGCGACCCACATCATCTGGTCGATCCCCGCGACGCGCGCCTCCGAGAACCGGGCCGAGTTCGCCGCCGACGTGACCTCGGTGCGCGCAATGCGCTGCGCCCGCTCCGGGATCCGGTCTTGCAGGATCCGCAGCTCAGAGTTCAAGTCCTCGAGCGTGCTCTGGATCGCAAGCCCAAGGCCCGACGGGTCAAGCGGACCAGGTGCCAGGAGCACGCGCGCGATCGTCTCCGTGACCGCATCGGCAAGGCGCGACAGCACGCCCTCGGCGAGCTTCACCCGCTTGGTCGCCACGAACGCCGCAAGCTCCGCAGAACCCGGGCCGATCGACACCGAGGCCAGCGACAGTTCCGCAGCCAGGTCCGCCGCGGCAGCCAGGTAGACCTGCTCCACGACCGGCAAGACCTTGGACGTGAAGTCGTCCACGAAGCCCTCGATCTTGGGCAGCTGCGCCTGGATCGCGGCCAGGAGCAGCGGGTCGATATCGGGCGGCGGGGCCTTGGTGCGCCACGACGGCGCGGCCGACATGTGCACCACCGGCTCCTTGCCTTCGGCAATGTCCTTGAGCCGGCGGCGGACGGCCAGCACGTAGTCCTCGAGCACGCGCCCGCTGCGCTTCGCCACCTTGGCGTCGGCGCTCTGGAGCCGCTCGTCGAACTTGCGCTGGTAGGCCCGCCGCTCGGGCTCCGACTCGAGCCCGCGGCGCTCGGCGGCGTGGATCGCCCGCTCGCTGCCCTGCGGCGGCGCAGGCTCGTCCTGCTGCGCCGGGGCCCCGGGCTGGACACCTGGCAGGGCCCCGCCCAAGTCGAGCGGCTCCGGCTCGTCGAAGTCTTCGTCGGTGAGCGGGTTGATCTCCCACTCGGCCAGCTCGGCCGCCTTGTTGAAGGTCACGCCGAGGGCGCAGAGCTTCGACACGATCTCGACCTTGGCCCCGAGGTCCGCGCGCAGGGCAGGCACGCGCGACAGGTCCCAGCTCGCCCCATAGCCGCTCTCGGCGCCGCGCAGGCGGCCAAGGAACCCGTCCTCGAACTCGCCGGCCACGTACTCGAGGTGCGGGGCCATCGTGTCTTCCCAGAAGACCTTCTTGGCCTCGTGGGCGCTGGCGTAGTTAAGACCCTCGGTCAGCCCGAGCAGCGGGCGCGTCACGCCGAAGATCGCCATGATCCCGTTGAGGCCCCACTCGCGGACCTGCTGGTGCGCCATGTCGGTCGGCGAGAAGGCCACGTTCTCGGGGCGCACGCCGTTGGCGAGCAGCAGCGGCTTGCCAGCGTTGGAGCTCGACAGCCGCGTGCTGATGCTTTGGTTCGCCTGCTGCGCCTGCTTGTCCGTCAGGTTCGCGTCGGTCGAGAAGACCAGCGACGGCAGGCCGTAGTTCTGCGCCAGCGCCTCGTCGAAGCGCTCCGCGCTGAACTCCTTGGCAGCAAGCCGCATCGCCGCCTGCGCCGGCCCGAAGCCACGCAGCGGCGAGTAAGGGTCCGGCAGGCGCAGGTGCCACACCGACTCCGCGGGCCAGGTCATGGCCGCGTTCCCGACGCCGTAGCTCCAAGACACGATGCGACTCGTGTTCGCGTCCACGTAGGGCGAGGCGCGCGTGCCGGGGATGCACAGGATCTCCTCGGGCATCTCCCCGCGCCCGACCGGCTCGTAGCGGTTCAGCGCCGGGTTCAGCTTCGACAGCAGCCACAGCACCTCGCCGTCGAGGTCGAGGTAGAGCGAGGTCAGCATCCACAGGTGCCGCTCGCTGATCCCCGGGTAGGGCTTGCGAAGCACCTCGAAGACCGGGCTCGAGGTGACCTCAGCCGCGTCGTCCTGCCGGTTGCGCCAGAGCTGGAGCTTGGTTTGCGCCCAAGCCCGGGCGCGCACCATCGCGCAGGCGTAGATCATCCAGCTCTGCGCGAAGGGAAGGGTGATCGCCTCGTCGCCACCCCCCTGGGCTTGCAGGTACTTGATGACCTGGCTCAGGTCGCCCGAAAACGCCGTGTAGGCACGCTCGACCACGGACCCCCCGCCGTCGCGGCGGAAAGGCTCCTGGGTAGACGTGCGGGCGGCCCCCAGCGGGGCCTTGGAGGTCACGGCGAGCCCATTGGCGGGCTCGACTGTAGCACAGCGACGATGCTACGGCTAGGGCGCAAGACGGGGCGGGGGCCGGCAGGTGCGCCCGTGGGACAGCCGGCAGGCGTTCGTGATTAGGGCC